GTCAACAGCTCCCTTATGTTCCCACCTTTAAGGTTGTATTTTACTATTTCCTTCACGGAAGGGTCAAGTCCGGAAAACTTTTCCTCGACCATGGTCTCGAACCTTTGCTCAAGGCTGTCCTCTAATATCTCATCGGCAAGCTCATCGGTGAGTTCCTCACCTTCCTCAAGCTCATATTCCACAAGTCCCCTTTCCTTCAAGGTGAGCAAAAGTGAAGAACTGGCAATATCGGATTTCTTCGGTTCCTGTTTTCCTGCCTTGTCACCTTCTTCTCCCTCTTCTTCTTCCGTGGCCGGGGCCTCTTCCGACAATTTGGAGAAAAGGTCATCTTCCTTCTTTGCAGGTTGGGTCTCCTTGCCCTCTTCCTTTTCTTCTTCCTTGGCAGCAGGCTGTTCACCGACCTCGATGTCATCCTTCAATACCGTGGACATCACATCCTCTTCCCCTGTACCCCCTGAAAGGCCATTGAAAAGATCCACTCCCGAGGCATCGTCCCATCCCTCAAAACCTTCTATACTGTTGCCGTTTTTGTTTTCCTCGCTCATTTTGAACAAATTTAAGGTTAAATATTAATAAAATTCAAGTGTTTTACTTAAAAGATCAAAAAATATCATTATAGCGATTATTTTGAACTTTTCTCTTTTTTCTTTTGTTGAAGCTCTTTTTTGTCCATTGTCTTTTGGTGCTCGAACTTCCTTTCCTCAAGGTTCTGCTTTCTGGCCTCTATCTGTGCATTACTGGAATCCCTTGCCAGTTCGACTATGTCAAGTATACCATCGTTGTCGAGGTCCTTGTCCTCATTGAACCCTGCTGACAATATGAGCTGCTTCTTGATCTCACGTTCCGTTTTAAGCTTTTCGGTTAATTTTATCTTATTAAGGTCATGTGCCCACTGTTCCTTCTGGTGGTCACGTTGCTTCTGGGCCTCCTCTGCATCTGCCTTACGTTTTCTTTCCGCCTCACCGAACTCATCCTGTCTTCTCTTCTCCTCTGCTGCCCTAAGGATTTCCTCGGCCTCCTGTGAACCTTCCTGTCTTGCTATGGAAAGTACATCGGAAAGCTCTGCCTTTTGGTTCTGTAATGCGGCATGTGCGAAGGTCTTGAGTGTCTCCTTGATCTCGGAGGCATCGGATGAGTCCTCTACGAACAGACCTATACCGGAAGCTTCCAACATACCTTGGTCTACTTCGAAGGTCCTTATGGACATGTCGTCCCAGATATAGCTCAGTGCCCCCGGGGGGTTTTCCCTATAGGCTACTTTTGCGGCCTCTATCAGGGCCTGCAATACATTTTTCTTTGTGTGGTTGTGCATGTCAAAGTAAGGCTCCAAGATATAGGAGGTCTGTACTATCTGCTGTTTGGTGTTGCCCACCTCCGCACTTGGGGCTATCTGCCCAAGCACCGCATCATTGAGCCCCACTGATTTTCCACATGCCTCATCAAGTGATAGGATGAGGTCTATATATTTTCCTATATCGGATACCAAGGAAAGGTCAAGCTCCTTTGCAAGTGTGTTGACGTCCGAATATCCCACTCCCTCCTCATTTGGGTTGTACCACATAAAGGGGGTGCTCTCAAAGAAATATTGCCACTTCTCTATGTCCATACCGGAGCTTTCCGGAATGGCATTGATGTTCATCAATATCTTCTTTCCCTTGTCCGATGCCAAGAGCATCTCCAACCTATAGGAGAAAATGTTCACCCAATATTGATAGGGCACCATCCTGTCAACGGGGCATGTTACCTCCGAGTTCATATTGTCCATCCTGTGCCCATAGTAGGGAAGGTTGCACTCATATAGGTTGTCAAGGTCATAGTACCTTCCGGGAACTGCCTGCATGTTCTTATAGATATCACTGGATATCTTATAGGTCTCATAGGTCTCGGGTATCCATTCCCATTCCAAGTTTACATCCCCATTATCGGGATCGAACACATAACTTTCGTCCACTATGTCCATCTGTAGGGTCTCGGTCTCATCATAATAGGTGAGGAACCCCATCTTTCTGAGATCCTTCCAGACAGTGTGCAATACCCTTACAAGTCCCGGATTCTTTATATTGATGTCGTTATTGTCAATGTACCTGAACAGATCCTCGTTTGATTGGTCCGAGGCAAATCTTCCATATCTGCTGTAAATCTTGTCTATCTCATCATCATCCAGATCGAATGACCTTATCACTTCGGAAGGGTACATCCAATTCTCGTATGTGGCCCATTCCCCTTGTTGTACAAAATCATGATCGGGTGCAGGATCACTCCTGAAATACATGGGATTGATGTTCTTTACCCTTGGTTTCCCCTTCAATATCCCTACCCAATATAGGTCATATCCAGAACCCATACTGTATTTCCAACCCTTGTTGAACTTTCTCTTGAGATCTTCCTTTTTTATAAGATATTGGGAAAGTTGGTGGTGCATCACCTCGGCAGGATCTTGATGCTTCCTTTCCATATACCTCCTGACCCTGTCGGGTGTGGCAGCTTGGACCTCCTGTTCTATGGCATCGTTGATTTCCTGTTGTTCCCTTTCCGAGAGTTGCCTCCCCCTTGTCTGCTCGGCATACTTGAGTTCCTTTTCCTTTCTGATGGGACCCACTATCTCACTGATGACGTATTCCCTTATCCTGTTGGTCTCCTCCTCTTCCTTCCTTGTGGTGGCATCCCGATTGGTGGCAAGTACCTTGAAATTGAAGGGCCTTTTCATTTCCATCCCCTCCATGGCCTTTGTCCTACTGGATATGATGTCCCTGTTCATCATGGTGGCAGGGAGTTCCCCCACTTCGGACCCAAAGGGCCTGCACACATATTCAAGGTCCTCGATGTTGAGCTTGTTGTTCATCAGGTCAAAGTTGACCTGCATCCTCTTTCTGTCACTGGGCTTTCCGTTTTCGGCATGTACCGTCTGTGGACCAATATCGAACTGTTCCACCTTTTCTTTGTACCAAGCAAAATTGTTGGCCTCTTTCTGGGTTCTGGTCAGCCTCTTTTTCTCGGAGACATTTGATTTTTTGTTGTCCATAGGTCAATTACCGGTATATACCATTTACCAAAAGTATAAATTTATGCCGGACTTTTCATCAAAGTCCCCTTCTTTTTGTACATTTTATCTATCATTGCAACCATCTTTTCCACTTTTTTGTTGCCCCTCCCACTCTCGTACTCTTTTCCAAGCTCCTCTTCCTGTACTTGGAAAAGGCACATGAACAGGGCCGATACAAGGTCAAAGTTGCCCTTTCTGAAATAGGCTATAAGCTCTTCCAACAACCTGATGGAATATATCTTGTCCAATACCCTTATGGGATCCCCGTTCTCATCATAGTCAAGTATCTGTAATAGCCACTCCTTTGCATACCTCTCCCCTGCATCCTTCAACTGCGGGGTCATGTGGCACCCCAACACCCTTGCCACTGTTGAGTTCTTTATATTCTTGCTTATGACGGTATCGGGCTGTGCCGCCAAAAGGCCCAATCTTTTTATCCTCCTGAAATAGTTCTTCACCCCCGTGACCTCGTTCTCGTGCATGATGGTGGTGTTGTACCAATCCGCCAACATCTCGGCAATCTTGTCCATGTCCTCGGGGACCTCCATCCTACCAATGTATTCTGCCACTGGGATATTATAGTGCCGTGTCCCCACATGTACCCCTTTGTAGACTATTATCCCTGCAAGGGAGGTACCCTCGTCCTGTCTCACAGGGTCATATCCTATCTTGTACAGTCCCTTTGGGGCATTGGGAACAGGTTCCTCATATACCATGACACAGCCCCTCTTGTCAACTGGAAGGTTCTTATAACTGGTGATCGGGGAAACGGAACCATCAAGTATCCTTTTTGCCCTTACCTCTCCCCCCTCATAATAGAGCTTCACAGGGGTCCCCTTTGACCATTGCCATTTCTTTGCCTTGACCTTGTCAAGCTGTGCCTTGAGTTCCACAACCGGAAAATTGTTCATGGAGATAAGTCCAAATGCCTCGGCAGAGTTCTTCGGATACTCCTGCATCCTCCTCTGTATCTCATCGGAAGTGGCCCCACTGTCGATGAGGTCCTGTCTTATCTTGTCCTCTGCCTGTTTGGCAGATTCAAGATTGGAGTTCCCGTTCTCGTCATAGTGCCCCTCCATATTCCACTGTACGGGATGGAAGAACCCTTCCACCTTTTCCTCAAACTCCCCCCACACATCATAAAAGGGAAGGAATCCAAAGGCAAGGGGCCTTTCGTGCATGTCGGCAAAATCCACGGTACCTGCCTCCATATCCCCGGAAGTACCAAAATATGTCTGCATACCTGTCTTTATGCTACCTGCCCTAGTAGAAGGTTCCATTGCAGTGTGACTGGCCTTGAGTCCCCCGGGTGTGCCCCAAGCCCCGACCTCTTCACCTATGATGTCGATGGCATCCTTTCCCCTACCCGCATTGGGATTGTCCTTGAAGGTGATGGCCTGTATCTCGGACATGAACCCCTTCTCCATCTTTATCCCGTTCTGGTACTCTATATAGGAGGCCCGTATATGGTCCTGTTTGTTGATGACATCACTGGGCATCGACCATGCAGTGTGCTCGTTGGCAAAATTGATGTTGGCAAGGGCCATATTGAAGATTCCCTTTGGGTACAGGTACTTCTTCTCATAGGCCATGAACATGGTATAGCTATCGGGCCTGTGGAGAAAATTACAGGATGCTATACTGGCATTCTTATAGGAATACCCCTTCCTCCGTGACTTCCCGACTATGAGGTCATACCCCCCCAATAAATGATTGGGCAACACCTTGACCTCAAGGTGCAGGCTATCAAGATATTCCTTCAATTTGTTGACCTGCTCGATCTCCGGGAGGTTCAGGGTAAAGGTCTCCTCATCATCCGAGACCATCAGGGCACCCAGTATCCCTTTTCGGGCAATCTCCCGTACCCAAAAGTAATTGTAGTCCCCGTCCCAGAAATCAGGAAAGCCCTTTATCTTTTTGGACACCTTTGCATTGGCATCCTCCACCCTCTGGATGGGACAGTAGTTGAGGTAGTAATAGTGGTTCCCCGTTATCTTGGCCCCACCGGAAGAGTATCCATGGAGGCACCTTCTTCTTTCAGTTGTCCAATAGTCGAACCAATCCGGACTGCCCACGGGATCCGAACAGTAGTGGCCATATTTCATGAAATGCCTTGCGGCATCCCTGAAACTGTTGGTGTTTATCCAAATCCCCTCACTGTTCCTTACCGAATCCATATCAACTCTCTATGCTTGCCCTCTGTGCAAAATGTCCGACTTCCTTGTCCCCTTTTCTCCTTGTGCTCTCAAAGAGTTCCTGTTCTACCTTTTCCTTGAGTTCGTTGAGGTTCTGCAATACCTTTGATGTATCGTTGAGTGCCGATGTGATGTCCCTTGGTTTGTATATTGGGGCCAAGGTCTTCAAGTTCACTGTATTCATATCGAATTCCTCAAAGAAGTCCATCATTTTTTCGGCACCTGTCTTTGCGGACATATAGTACCTATAGGTCACAGAGGCCTCCTCTTGGAACTCCCTTATCTTTTCAATTCCCTCCAATACAAGCTCATCGGCCTCCCAGTTCTCTATTCTGATAATGTCCTCCCTCACCTTATCGGGCTTTTGCTCCTCCGGATACCCCCGATAGGGGTTGGTCTTTTTCATGGAGGTCACAAATTCCATATAGGTGAACTCCTGTTTTGCCACCTCTTTGTTGGGATGCCCGTCCCTCTCCCATATCTGTTTGAAGGGTGGGATCATAAGGGTCTCCACATGTGGCACCACAGCTTTTCCCTCTACCGTGAACAGCATGCTCATAATATCGTCTGTGAAAATTTGATGGTCTCGACAATTACCTGTGCATATCCATCCATATTGTTCTTTATCCTCTCGACATCCTCTTGGTTCGTACCAAAGAAGGGTTCCAATATAATGGTAGTGGGCCTTCTGTAGTACACTGCACCATATCCCCTTTGGTCCGGTCTGTACAATGCCTTTGCACCACGGTTCTTCCCACCTATACAGTCAACATACAGTTCGCAGAACCTTTCTGCAATCTTTGCCCCCCTTTGGTTCTTGAAATAGTAAAGTGCCTCGCACCCGTTTGCAGACGGGGAGGCGGCATTATAGTGGAGTTCGAGCACCAACTTATAATCCAGTGGGTCCGTTTCCTTTGCACTGGTCCTCACCATCTGGGTATAACCATAGTTATAACTGCTGTAATGGTGTACTCCCACATCCACCAGTGCCCTTACATGCTCGGCCACCATATTGTTGAAGTCCCATTCACAGGGAAGGCCATGTGGTGAACATGCCCCTTTTCTAAGTTCCGTGTGTCCCACGATCAAAGCTGTCTTTATCATGATCTTGTCTTTTTTCCAGTGAATATCAACACTTCATAGGTACCATCCGAGTACTCTATCTTGAAGTTCTTTGAGATTGTCTGTTCGGCCCCCTGTAGATGGTAGGGCAACCTTCCTACGTTGAAAGTGATGTGCAACCTCCCCGTATCCTTGTCATACCTGTAGTTGCTACATCCACATCCCGGGATTATACGGGTAATGGCAGGAATGGAATCCAGTGCCTGAAAGTAGAATTTTTTCTCTGTACGTTGTGGCACCCTTCCAATGTTGATCTCCACATTTTCCCAATGACTCTTCATTTTCTAAAAATTTAATTGATAATGTTCCTTATAGTCCTGCCATTGCCGTTTTTCCATCATCTTTGGATAGCATGGCTTGGGGCAGGCCTTGTTGGCCATCTGTAGGGCAGTGGTCTCACAACCACATATCTTGCAGGCCCCATCGGCAAGACATTTTGGGTCCATGACGGAGATCCTCCACATTATCTGTTCGACAATGTGCTTCCTCAGCAACCACTTGAAGTTCTTGGAATAGTATGCCCGATACCTGTACCTGCCCTGCAAAAATGCCCACCAGTTGGCAGGCCGGCATTTGGGGTTGTTCCTACAAGGGAACCTATATTTATCAAGAATCACCTGCATTGTCCAAAAACTCTTTTATCATACTTTCCTTTTTCAAAAACCTTTCGGGGGCATCCTTCTGCTGCTTGTACCTGTCCCGTAACTTCTTCAACAACATGATGGCCCTCTTGGGGTATACCACAAATGTACCAAAATATTTGAACCTTATGGTAGGAAGATGTCCATTTTCCATTTGCTGCTTGAGATATGCCCACGGCCCGGAACAGACCTCCCTGCACCTTTCCCTACCAATATCACCATCCGTGCCCTCGACCTGTTGGGCATAGAATTCGTCCATCAACTGTTGGTTGGTATACTTCATTTCAACTTTTTTCTGTACCCGTTCAACTTCTTCATGTTCTCCTGTAGGGACAGGTCCGTGCACACAACTTCAAAGTCCATTGCATCCATTATGATTGGTTTTTGTGTTCTTATCCCTTCCGGAGTCTCCCCAACATAGAGCAATACTCCTTCCTTTCTGAAAAATTTCACAATATCTTCAAATGTCAGTCCGATTTCCGGATCCGGCAGGCTGTTGATATCGTATATTATCACCGGTTGTTGCTTCATCTCCATCTGTTTTAAATTGTTCAAGATATATCTTTGGTCCGATGAACCTGTACCTAAGCTTGTTGCAAATGTAGACCTTTGATCCATCGGGGACCATCTCCACATCATGTGCATCCAACCAGTCCAAGACATCCTGTGATATCTCTATTTTATGTCGAAAATCTGTTCTTTGGTTCTCGAGGTCATAGTATTCCGACCCCTCTACGGCCAATATGTAAGTCATTCCATCTCTATTAAGAATTGATATCCCTGCCTCTGTGGGTCAGGTACTATGAAAGGGTTTACCTCGAACTGCTTTCCCTTTTTCGAGATATACCCCTTTTCCTCCAAGGCCCTCAAGTAGTTGCCCAGTCCCCCGGGCTTGAGTCCAAGCTTTGCCATCACCATTTTCCGGCACTGTGTCCCGAACCTGTCCTGATCGGCAATGTCCCCCTTCAACGACATGAAGAGTGCGAGCACCTCTATCTCCTTGTTGGTCAACTGTGCAGGCAGGAACTGGTGCACAATATGCAGGTGCTTCTCATAATATCTTTCCGGTGCAAGTCCCCTCAACACCTTTACAATAGGTCTCATATCTCCCTGTGGTTAAAAACTTTTTTCCCTGTTGCAAGCTCGAACAATTTCTTGAAATCCTGATAGGACATCAACAGGTTCTGTGACCAGTAGTATCCTTCATCGATTGCCGACTTCACATAGACACAGTCCCTCGGCTCCCCGTTGAACCATACCTTGCCGCCCTTGAAGTCGATCACATTCGACATCTCTATGGTTATATTGGTGATATAATCATTTTCATGGGCAAACGGCACGTGGGCAATTCCCTGTAGCTCTTCCGTGACACCCCTTTGGTAGCTCTCCTCAAGATCTGAATGCACGGTCTCGAACTCCACTATCATTTGACCTTCAATTTTATCTGTTTAAAGGTTCCTAACGGATGTCGGGCCATTATCGACATCACCTTTGCCATGGCCGTTTCCATATTCCCCTGTACATGGAACGTAAAGGTACCGAACACCTTTTCCAATACCAGTTTCCTCTCTGGTTCGAACCAAACGTAAAATCCCCCTGTTGCTTCATTCCTGTTGGCAGTATCATAGAAGACCATTTCAACATCTATTACATCCATCTTATTACATTTTGAATTGAAACAAAGTTAAAAATAAAATGAACACGGAAAAGAAAAAAGAGCTTAAAATTATTTAAGTCCCAATATTAAAAGAAGAAAGGGACACCTTGTCGCCAGAGAGGATGTCCCTTATTGTGTAGTAATAACCATTAATTGAAGAGCTTCAAATATAGACAAAAAACCTATACCAACAACAGAAAAAGATTTTAATCACAATTTTTCTCAAGTTTCTCCAATCTCTTGTTCTGTTCCAACCTGTCCCTTTCCCAGTCAGCTCTCAGACCAAGTATCTCCTGCTCGGAAAATTCCCTCACTGCCTGTTCCACATGATGTATCTGTTCCTTGTTCTGTTGGCTCACCAACTGTTGGTACCTTGTCTCATCATAAAACTTAGTGGCCCCGAATGTCAGGGTCACTATGGCCACCACGAATGTAATGGCAGTCCTGTTGGTCAGGATTATCTTCCTATTGTCAGTTGTCTCCATTGTGCAACAGAAAAAAATTTTTTTAAAATTTTCTGGACACCAAGGTAAAAAATTTTTTGGAATTTTTGAGAGTGTGAACCTCCTTGAGACAAACCCCCCACTAATTCCAAGGAAAGGGGATACCCCCCGTACCTTCAAATCCATAACCTAAAATCCTGCGGCATGAAAACATTAGCTATCATCCTCATCTCCATCTTGGCCTTCTTCTCAGTGACCTACACTGTGTTCAGGGACACGTTCAGCCTTGCCTTCCTACTGTACTTTGCAGTGTTCAACATCATACTGTTCATCCACTCAGTGGTAGTGCCAGAGGTGAAGAGAATATTGGGGAAGGCAAACAATACCGGGCAGTAATGTCCGGTAAACTGCTTGGAATACCGCAGCTCAAAACCCACACTTATTACGAGTATTAACCTTAAAATTGTACAATTATGAGACTTTCGAACATCAAGGAACAACTTGGGATCCCCGTGTTCAACCTGAACTACTCGACAGACGAGACAGGTGCACGTGCCATTGACAGCACCACCAACCAACCCACCAAGTGGATGCGGCACTGGGACAATGACAACCGTGTTGCCGTGAGCATCCACGAGGACACTGTCAAGGCCATCAAGGAAAACCCCGAGACACCCGACCTTGGATTGCAGACCGAGAAAAGGGAGGGCAGCAAAGGGGAGTACACATCCCACAGGATAGTGAAGTACACACCTGCGGAGATGACACTCTAACAGACGGGAGGGCAGCAATGCCCTCTCCTTTTGTTCTCTGGCCTCCACTCAAAACCCGCACTAAGTTCCAGTAGTAATAACCCTAAAACCACCACAGTGATGAAAAACACGTTCTACATCCTCAGAAACGGTCTCGTGGTCTCCAATCTACAGGATTGGCAGGACTATGACAGAGACTAAGACCGATGCCTGCTCCCCACGGCAGGTATCTTCTTTCAACCATGTAGAGGTTGGGCAAACCTGTAGGGGAATGGACATTGGTTCGGTGATTGCAAGACTTGAGGATGAGATTGCAAGGAAGACGGTGTACCTGTCACAGCTAAAAGAGCTGAGGGGAAATCAGGTTGGTGAACCGAACAGCAAAGATGACTCGGAATACGGCATTTTAAGGGAAATAGTGGAATGATGGAGAGTGTCGGTCAGAACCCACACCACCCAAAACACCACTTTTTCTTTTTGCTCTTGACCACATACTATGCATATTAATAGCCGAAACTTAAAATTGCCCATGTTGGACATATCCAAGATATGGACCATTATCGTAGCCGATAGTGAAACTCTAGTAGATGCAGTACTGTGGGCAATTTAACTTTAAAATCACTTGTAATGGACATTATAAGAAAGAAATGTAAAGTAGTTGCCATACCAAAAGAGGATGGCATCTTTATAAATACCAACATTGATCCAAACGGAAAAGGGCATCTCTATGTTATTTCCGAGGACAGGATAGAAAAAGGGGATTGGTGTCTGTACCTTAACTATGATCCAAAAGTGGATAAGAACCAAATATGGCAGGTCAAGGGAAGTCTGGCAAATGAACATTTGTTCAGAAAGATAGTGGCCACTACCGACACTTCATTGAAGATTGAGGTAAAGATGGAGCTATATGATAACCAAGGAATATCATGGGGGGAAGAAAAGAAACTTGTTGGCCTTCCAAGAATCTCTGAGGATTTACTTAACCTGTACAGGAAGGGAAAATATGATGAAATAAGTGTGAAGTATGTCACCTATTCAAATTCCCAAACCTTTTACACTGTTCCAAAGGTCAATGTGGACAATACACTGGACATGTCGTTGATAAAAAAGAGTTGGGACAGAAATGAAGTAAAGGGGCTACTCAATGATTTTGCAGCATCATTGGTAGGTATGGATGCTAGAAGTTCATCTTATCTATTGGGACTGTCAAGTAAATTTATTGAAGAGCACCTATAAATAAAAACTCCAAAATATGAAAAGATATTTGGCATTTGCAGGGAACATCTATTACCCAATAGGGGGAATAAGGGATTTTCTTGGTAGTTCTGATACCATAGAAGAAGCAAAGCAATTGATTGAAGATCGTTTTCAACAAGAGGGGTATGCAAAATCAGAGAGAAAAGAATATTTCTGGTCACATGTATATGACTCTGTTGAAGGTGAAATAATCGAATCAGAATAAAAACTCCCGGGGACACTTAAAGCTGTGGAACGTGAGATGTGAAAATGGACTGAAAAAGCCTACCCTTATGGGGACTGTCCACACACCTCGGGAGTTTAATTTTAACCTTTAAATACTAGATTATGGGACATACATTCAAAAAAGCACCAAAGATAAAAAGACTTAAAAATGGCCAATATCCCATGACAATGGAACAGAGGATAAGAAATGCCATACCACTTATCGGTGGTAGTTTTATGATTGCCACTGTTGCACATCATAACATTGGTGATGTCAGTAGGGAATTTATTGATGGTGACATAGACAATCTATGTTATATAACAAAGAAAGATCCAAAGGGAGAGTTCTATGTCGGTAATTGGATTACGGGCCATGGGCTTATCAATGTAAGGTTTCCAGTGGACACCACGAGGGAACTTACAAATGATGAGGTCAATAAATTTCATGGCAAGAGGTTGTCAATGGGAGGAATGGCACTTGCACCACTTAAAATAAAATAACCATGGATGTATCAAAAGTAAATAAGTTATTATCCAAATCAGGTGCCTATTATATGGCAGCAGTTACTTGGAAGGATGGAGAGGCACATGTCACGATAATCCAAGATGGTCCATTGCATGGTGTGGAACACTGTGCAAGAGCAGTGTATGAAGATACTAGAGAAACATTTAAAGATGAATAAACGTTATGCAATACCGTTGATATGCACACTGTTGGGTGTGGCAATGCTCATCATGTTCTACATATCCTATGAAAACATCACAGCCGAGAGGTTCTGGTGGATGTGGGGTACGGGCATGCTGCTGTTGATCATTTTACTGGTCATATCGTTCTATCAGATGAAAACCTAAAAAACAACCGTTATGAGAACACTATTGTTGATAGCATTGTTCTCCCTGTTGACCTCCTGTACATTCTTTACCACTACGCACACAAATGAGTTCAAAGTGGTAAGGATAGAGGGGACCGAGAGGGGGTCACAATGGTACACTGTCGAGGCAGTGAAGAACACCGACTGTACATTCCGTTTCAAATCCTCCGAGAGATTTGCAATAGGGGATGTACTTGAATTGACCATTAAACAATCGTTATGAGCTTGATAAAATTTGGCCCGAATATGGGCGAGCAGCACCCAACAATAGGTTCAGTCGAGAACTTTATCTATGATGGGTTCGGATGCGAGACAAAGAAAGGTTTCGCACCATTTGAGGTGAAAGAGTTCATTGAATGGACAGATGATCCGGGAATCGTACATGTGCTGTGCACTGACAATGTTCCCAGACGTATCCCATCATGTCAACTTTCACGTGAACTGTTGGACACATTCCCGGAACCTCCCAAACTTGATCCCTTCAATGGTAAGGGTGTATTGTTTGGACTGCCCTCGACATCATGAAAAGAAAAGATTTTATAATGATGGTAATTTGGCTTATATGTTTACTGTCCATTGTTGCCATAATAGATGGAATGGTGGAAATTATAGCAGAAGAGACCTCAAAAAGGACAATTGAACTTTTAAAAAAAGAAAAGCCATGTCAAGCAGAATAACGGGAGGACCTGTCTGTATGGACTGTGGAGGAAGGTACAATGGATCACACCCACAGGGTATGTGCTCTGATTGTGGGGCCGATAATTGGTTGGATGAACAAGATGTTATGGAACGGAATGAATATTTTGGGGAAATGGTGAAAAGAGTCCAATGTACGCCAAGAGACCTTGAAGAACTGTTCTTAATGACAAATTATAGTCTACAGGTGACAACTCAAAACAGAAAAACGAACAAAAGACTGTTATTGATATCATGAGTACAAGGATATTATTATGGGCACTCTTCATCGTAGGGGTGTTCTTTACCGTTATTGCCACTGTACTTGCGAACAATGGTGCAACATTTATGTTGGTGCTCACATCATTTGTGTCCGGTGCATTCTATGGTATGTCGATACCCGCACTGGTCAACAGCTATCTTACCAAAAAAGAGGACGAATATTATGATGTACCATAACTTTGTGAACGACCTCAACGATATACTGTTCATAAACGGTGTCGTTGAGGTGGAAAGGATGACAAGCTCAAATGTGGAGCATGAAAGAAATGTTGAACTTGCTTTGATATTGTCAGGGCAAGGTATAAATTTGTCAAAACCATAAAAAAGCTATTATTATGAAGACCATAAAAAAGCTTCTCAAAAAGTGGGACAGTTTCAAAAGGATTGAACAATGGAAGATATGGGATGCTCTTGGAGAGTGTGGCAGATCTGCAAGTTGGGCAATCCATAGATAAAAAATACAATGGAAAAAACAACAATAGTATTGGGTAATGGAGGAATTGCTGCACACAGTGCTGCAATAAGCTCTTTAATGAAAACTAATCCTGATCTCATCATTGTTGATGACCTTGAACAATCTCAAAAAGAAAATATCATGACATTGAACAGTATTAGGGATTTTATCCCAGATTTAACACCAAGTGGTTATATGATAGCCCCGGGGAGTCCATTTTATTCTCCTACAAAGAGCCAAAAAATCAAAAGGAAACGTCTGTTGGCACACAACCAACGATGCAAAAGAAAAAAGAGATGAGAACATTGTTCTTATTTCTTTTGTTACTACCCAGTATGATGAGTGCCCAAATCCACATGGAGGTGGGCACTTTGAATGTGTGGGACAGAGAGGATGGTGATCCTGTTACTTGGAGCATTGGCTATGGACAGGAGATTGTCCATGGATTTATATTGGATGCACAGATAAGGTATACCGGCATCCTTTGGGACACATATTATTCCCCTGAACTATATCTCAAGCAGAGAATGGACATAGGGGATTTTATGGTTGAACCCGGAGTAGGTATGGGATACAATCTTGATGATTGGGACATTTACCCTATAATCGATACTAGATTGGGTGTGGACATTGATGATGGTATCTATATAATCGGCACTGTTGTACAAACCTTTAGAGACAAGAAAGAGACTTATTTCACAGTGGGCATCATGTTCAGAAGGCCGTTCATGAAAGGAAAGCGACAACCAAAAAGATTCTTCTGATGAGAAAGTTCATATTCCTTGACATTGATGGTGTACTGAACCATCAAATTTGGTATCACATAAGAAAGAACATGCCCGAATGGTTGAACCTTGAAAAGAAAGGACAGGATTATGACCATCATTTTTGGGAGATATGCCCAAAGACAATTGGAAATCTGAATGAACTTATATTCAATACAGGTGCAGAGGTCATTGTGTCATCGACTTGGAGACTTGGCAGAACTGCTGATGATATCCAGAAAATCCTTGATAAGAGAGGGTTTGAGGGCAATATTATAGATGTGACCCCAAGATTGAGCTTTAACGGTGTTGGAGGAAGTGTGCCAAGGGGTTCCGAAATAGACCAATGGCTCAGAAACAACAATTTTGGTTGGCCGTTCAATAGATATGTCATATTGGACGACGATTCCGATATGCTCTTGAACCAAAGGGAAAACTTCTTTTGGTGTGATCCCTATTCAGGATTGACCCCCAATATAGCATATAAGGCAACTCATTTTCTAAATCGACCATAATGAAACTTGTAAGCAAAAAATTGGCCATCTTGGCAAAGAGTGTTGGATACAATGAAGTGACCGATATGTTCTTCAATTCCTATTATCCAAATGGTACCGATAATATCAATGGTCTCAGAAACCATGACGATGCCCTTGGTACAAGGCCTGATTTTGTGTCATGGCCCTATCAATATGAACTGTTGGACTGGTTACGTGAAAAGCATTATATGTACATAGTGTTGATGCCAAAGATAACTCCACAGAACAGTGTTATATGGTATAGGTTCACAGGAAAGTTGAAGAGGGATTGGAAAGGGTGTGAACCGGATTATAATATTCTGTTGGAGAAATGTCTGGAAAATGATCTTGAAGTTTTAAAATCAATGAAAAAACAGCAAAATGTACATACTCAACAGAAAGGGTAATTTTAAGACAACCGAGTCACTCAACCAATGTAAGGATGTTGGCCATAATAATTATTTCTACCATCTACAGATTGTCACGAAAGGTCTTGATAAGGATGGGTTTGTCATTGAGCACCAAGAGGTTCAGGATGCAATCGAAGCAGCCCAACTCTATGGCAGTTGTGAGGAACTTTCAAAAAAGATCTTCAAAATTGTCAAAAGGCTCATGAAAGGACAGAAGTTCTATGCCTATAGGTCAACGATTGCCCCAAAGAGAGAGTTCGGGGCACTTGATTCCTATATGGAGTTCAAATGGTACAACAAAAAGATAGGGCCTGCTGCCCTATTGTACCTATCATAAGAATATAGGGGATAAAGCATACTTGGATGGATACAAGTAAAATATTTCCGTGCCTTAGGGTTTGAGGTGTCGCTGAGGTCTTTGACCAACTGGTGCGAATAAATTTGATGTACAAAAACCCATTCCTCTATTTTAGGACAAAGGTTAAACCTTGAAACCTTATAGTATACGAAGCCGTGGAAACGGGGCACAGTATACTATGAAAGAAAGATAGATGAAAAATGTAAAGTTCGAGCATAGATAATATGTCATGAGGGTGCAACAACAGACAAGGTCTTCTATGACCGTGTCTAGGGCCTCGATGTATTACATATAAATCTATTCAGTGTACCCCTGATATGCCATTTGAGGGGGAATAAGATAAGCCAGTAGCCATTGAGGATACTAGCCTATACGACTACAGGAACCTGCTATTCAGGTAAATGGTATCCAATATCATGGTTGTACGGATTGTAGTTGGTCCAGTACAATGACCCTGTCTTTGATACACTGAGGAGTTGGCAGCTAGACTTCCATATTTCAGCTATCACACTTTAGTGTTGTGGTGTAAGCCAATATGGTGGTGCTAAACAATATTATGGAATCCCCCTCCTGTCCCAGTCCCGTGAAGAACGGACCTGTATAATTACCGTGGTGACCAGATGTGAAGATTGGAAACTTGACATCCCTCCGGTGCCGGGGCAACACGTGGATAGGGGGGTTATGGAACATGGGTGTCCCATAATTGTCGTTGACAGCATTTTCGGAATGTAGGCCCCGAAGGTGTGGGACATCCCATCTTTTTATGTCGGCACCATATCGTGAGCGTGGTGGGCATTGGATATGAAGGACAAAAAGTGAAGTCTTGGATGTGCAGTACAACTGGTCCAAGGAGGTGCTGTACTACCATTGTCCTTCTATTTTATGTATCTTTGGAATGTTTAACCAAAACATTAGAAAGATATGGAATTCAGTTTTTTAGGTTTTATCCTATACACTGCTATAATTGCAGTCGTGGGAGGTTTTATCGGCATCCTTGTATATCGCAACAACGAGAAGAAAATGGATGCACGGTTTGACAAAATAGATGAAAAGTACGATGAAAAGCTCAAGCATATTGTTGAGGACATCAAGGAGACTTTGAAAAAGAAGTAATGCCGTGAATTTTTGAGATTGATGAGAGAAACCCCTATAATTGGGGTTTCTTTTTGTCAATAAAGAAAAAAGAACCAAAAAAGAAAGGCACTCTTATACTGGATTCATCTGTGATGAGGCCGGTTTCAAGGAATTGCTTCGCAATTGCCTGAAAGGCCGAGCCGAAGTTACACGATATCAGTGACAAAATCAAATTTTTAATCAAACACAACAAAAATTATGGCACAGAAAGCAAGAATACTAGGTTATCTTGGTGATGATAGGTTTGTTATCGGGTTAAAGGAAAACCAACCTTCCGATGGATCCCCTGATCCCATAAAGATAAAATTGGCCCATGACTATGTGGAAATAGAGGGTATGTCCAACTTTAT